TACCACCCGGGGTAGGGTAGCAGTTCTGGCCGCGCCAGGCTCTGCCCTAGGAACCTACTGGTACAATCTCAACCTACTCTACCCTACTACACAACAGGGGGGTAGGGGTCGATTTCTTGTAGAGTAGTATCTAAGTACCGAAAAAATAACAAATCGTGTCGAACACCGGCTTAACGTTACGCCATGCTCAGGGTCAAGTATTCAACAATCGCTCACGTTTCCGCGTGCTCGTTGCCGGTCGCCGTTTCGGTAAATCATATTTAGCCTGCATCGAACTTCTGCGTGGAGCAATCGAACGTCCCGGCGAAACATTCTTCTATGCAGCGCCAACATACCGAATGGCCAAAGATATTGCGTGGAAAGTATTAAAAAAGCTAGTCCCACCAGCCTGGGTAAAGGCAAAAAACGAAACCGATTTAAAACTGGAGCTAGTAAATGGCAGCACGATCGAACTAAAAGGCACTGAAAACGCAATGGCATTGCGCGGCAGAAGCTTATCTGGCGTGGTACTAGACGAAGCTGCCTTCATGGACCCTGAAGTTTGGTTCGAGGTAATCCGTCCGTCCCTTGCAGACAAACAAGGTTGGGCTTTATTCATCTCCACTCCAGATGGAACAGCCTCCTGGTTCTACGACCTCTGGTGTTACGCCGAAGAAGCCGAAAAGGACTGGAAACGCTGGCAATTTACCACCATCGACGGTGATAATGTACCACCTGCAGAGATCGAAGCAGCGCGAAGTCAACTGGATTCACGTACATTCCGCCAAGAATTTGAAGCCAGCTTTGAAAATCTAAGCGGTTTAGTTGCAATCAACTTCAGCGACGCCAACATAAGCACCGAAATCAAAGATATTCCCGTACTTCCCTTACTGGTGGGCCTAGATTTCAACGTATCTCCCATGTCTGCCGTATGCGCAGTGAAATACCAATCCGAACTATGGGTATTTGACGAAATTATATTGACCGGAGGTGCCACAACATGGGATTTCTGCGAAACATTAATAGATAAATACGGGATGGAGCGTCGAATTATTACGTGTCCAGACCCAACCGGCGCGGCCCGCAAAACATCAGGTGTTGGTGCAACCGACCATACCATTTTACGTAAAGCGGGCTTAACAGTATCGACACCCAAATCACCATGGAAGATTAGAGATAAGATCACATGCGTAAATATGGGCCTACTCGACGCAACTGGAACGAGGCGAATTAAGATCCACCCCCGTTGCGTGGAACTTATTAAAAGTTTACGAACACTAACTTATACACCACATACAAACATGCCAAACAAGAATCTAGGAGTAGATCACTCTTTCGATGCTCTGGGTTATATGTGTTTACAGGTATTCAATTTAGCCAAACCGGAAAATATGGGCTCCACCGACTTCCGCGTCTGGTGACCTATACTGGAACTACCCGCCTAAACGACGATGGCAGCAAAAAAGAAGACCAAAGCCGAAAAGAAAATAGCCAAAGTTATGACTGAATACAGCAAAGGCGAACTGCATTCGGGCAGCAAAAAGGGTCCAATCGTAACCAATCCCGCCCAAGCTCGTGCAATTGCCATGTCTGAAGCAGGTATGACCAAACCCAAGAAAAAGCCCGGCAAAAAATAATGACCGTCACCACCACAATCTGCACCGGACATTGTTCCAACCTAGCAATTGACTGCGAGACTGGCACCCTTGAAGTAACAATGGTATTTCCTGTCCCTGAGAGCCCCTACAATATTGCAGCGTTAGTTCACCGACTGGTAGATGGTATCGAAGTAATTGTGGGTCAAGAAGAGGACGAATAATGGCAACCGACGGAGGCATAATTTACGATGGCGAGCTCACGGTATGGGCAGAAGGCAGTCGCACCACCATCGGCTACTTCACATCCATTGAAGCCGTAGCTAGTAACTGGGTTTTCCAAGTAACTGTAACGGGTTTAGCCGGCGGCGGCAAAAAAGCCGTATTTGACTACGAAGGTTCTCTAGATGGAACAAGCTGGGGCCATTTAACCGTTTTATCAAAAAAATCAGGTGATGTTAGTACGATTGATGAAGATGGCACATACATGTTTTTTGCACAAAATCAACCCAACCGTTACATCCGAGTTCATCTAAACACACTAACTAGCAGCGGTACTGCGACTGTATCTGTCAAAATAGGAGCAATGTAATTCCTCTCATGACATATACCGGCGCAGTTGGTACAATCAACAAAAACATCAGCGATACCCCCTTCACCCGTTCTCTCGACGCAATCGCAATGACTGCGAGCTGGAACGCAATGGCCGCCGTCACCCTCGGCTCGGACTTCATCCGCAGCCAAGCCGCCAGCTACCTCCCCCAAGAACCCCGCGAAACCAACAAAGCCTGGGAATCCCGCATAGCCCGTTCCGTCCTCTCCCCTTACACCCAACGCATAATCGAAACTGCCGCTGGAGCAATTCTGCGCAAACCCATCCATATCGAAGGCGACGATTACTGGAAAACCTTTTCTGAAAACGTAGACGGGCTCGGTTCGGACCTAAATGAATTTGCCCGCCGCATTTTAGTCTCCAGCCTGACTTACGGCCACAGCGCAATCCTCGTTGACTACCCTCCCGCTAGTGTTGCCCTCAGCCTCGCCGAAGAACGCGCACTAGAACGCCGGCCTTACTTCGTACCAGTGGAAGCACCCCAAATTTGGGGCTGGCGCCAAGAAACCACACTACCAACATCCCCACTAACCCAAGTCCGCATCCACGAATACACCACTCAACCCCAAGGCGACTTCGGCGAAACGCAAGTAGAGCAGATGCGCGTCATCTATCCCGGCAGCTACGACTTATACATCCAAGGTCAAAATAGCTTCATTTTGCACGAATCCGGCGAATTTACCCTGCCCGAAATCCCCTTAGTACCTATTTACGCCAACCGCCTGGGGATGTTACGGTCCCAACCACCACTTCTCGACATTGCAAATCTTAACATTACCCATTATCAACGCCAAGCCGACCTAATCCACGCACTGCACGTCGCCGCAATGCCCATCCTGATCCTAGAAGGTTGGGACATGGACACGAATGAGGTATCAGTCGGTGTGAATTACGCCCTAGCGATGCCACCAGGTAACAAAGCCTATTATGTGCAGTCGGACGCCAGCAGTTTTGCCGCGCAAGCAGCAGAAATAACAGCAATTGAAACCCAAATGTCCACGCTGGGCATCACAAAACTATTCGGCCAAAAGTTTGTAGCAGAATCCGCTGACTCCAAGCGCATCGACCAAGCCCAATCCAACTCTGTTTTAGCTGTCCTCAGCATGGAGGTATGCTCCGGCCTCAAACGTGCCTTTGAAATGGCGTCCCAGTACGTAGGAATCCCTGCTCCCGAAATATACCTAGATCGTGATTTTGACTTCTACCGCCTCATCGGCCAAGACATAACCGCAATCACCGACCTCAACACCAAAGGCAAACTATCCGACCAAACCCTGCTCGAAATCCTCCGCCGAGGTGAAATCCTGCCCGACGACCTCGACATCGAAAACGAACTGGAACGCATGAACGGAACCGAGGTTTCTACTACAGAAGAGTTAAACTACGAAAGTCCCGAGACCTAATTTTCCGTGTCTGAACAACAACTCGAAACGGCTCCAGTGGAGACCGCTATTGAGCAGCCCGTGGCTGAACCAACCGACCTCGCAATGCAAATCGAAGCACTGCGATCCAAAAATACGGAACTTATAGGCGAACGCCGCCGCGATAAAGAAGCCCGCGAGGCTCTACAACGCCGCCTTGACGAAATAGAAACCACCCAAAAAGCCGCCCAACAACAACAACTGGAACAATCCGGTGAGTTTCGCACACTTTGGGAAGAAGCACAAAAAACAAATGCCGACCTCCGCGCCCAACTACAAGAGCGCGAACAGAAAATAAACGAAATTCAAACTAACTACAGCCGCGAACAACTAAAAGCCCGCGCCATTGCTGACCTATCCGCAGCTGGAGCACTTGCACCCGACCAGCTCTACCGCCTCGTGCAAGATGACCTGCAATCCAAAGATGGCACTCCCGTTGCAATCAAAGGCGGCGTCGAAGTTGCCCTCACCGATTATGTAGCAGGATTACGTAATCCAGGCAGTGGTTACGAACACCATTTTGCGGCACAAAATCGCGCTGGAATGGGCACAACAACCGCGCCACGCCCCAGCGTATTACCTGGCACCGCAAATCCATTCCGCCGCGAAAGCTGGAACATAACCGAGCAAGTTCGCCTACTTGCTGAAAATCCAGACGTGGCTAAACTATTAAAAGCAGAAGCAACAATCTAGCCCTTGTGGGGCACCCCTGTGGGGAAAACAAACATCGTAAACCTTTCCTCCGGTAATTCCCAATGACTGCTGTTTTACAAAACTACGGCTCTGGAACTACATTCCTGAGCAACCTGATTGCCCGCCCCGAGTTCCTCAGTTACGTATCTGAAGGCATTTTCGAGCAATCGAAGTGGGTTCAGTCTGGCATCGTACAACGCAACGCTGCCCTCGACGCCCGTGCTGGCGGCACCCGTGTACGTGTGCCTTTCTTCGACGCAATTGCCCCCACCGAGGTGGTAATTCAGTCGAACCACACCTGGGGTAGTGGCGGCTACATGAGCCCTGCCGGTGTAACAGCCGACGAACAGATTATGACGATCCTGCACCGTGGCTTCAGCTACGCGGCAGACGATCTCAGCAAACTAGGTAGTGGCGCTGATCCTTTAGCTCATGTTCGTGACCAGCTAACTGCTGCGATCAACAAGCTAAAGACCACCACATTGTTGGCACAACTAAGCGGTCTTTTTGGTGCTATTGCTTCCAACGGTGTACTCGGCGCTAACACTGTAAACGCTTCGTTTGCAGGCGTTCCTGGTTCAGTAACTGAAGCCAACTATTTGACCGCTGCAAACGTTATCAAAGCCAAAACCAAGCTCGGTGAGCGCGGTTCTGAACTTGACGTTATTGCAATGCACTCCAACGTAGCTGCCTACTTGCAGCAAGTTGGTATGCTCACCTTCAGCACCTCTGCACTATCCGCAGCCGGTTCTGTTGTGTGGGGCGGTGGCGGAGTTGGTGTAACAGGCGAAGACGTAGCCCAGTTCGCTGGTCTCCGTGTGGTAATCGACGACCAACTCACCAACTTGACCGGTGGTACCGCGACTCACATCGTTAAGTATCCCGTTTACTTGTTCAAGTCTGGCGTTATCTCCGAAGGTATCCAACAGGATCTCCGCATTGCAACCGACCGCAACATCTTGTCCCTCCAGGACGTGATGGCAGTTGATTATCACTACGGTTATCATGTATTGGGAACTAAGTGGGCTGATGCCGGTGATAACCCCACCAACGCAACAACTTCTGGCAACCTGGGTAACATCTCTAGCTGGACGTTGGCTTACGTAAACTCCAAGAACGTACCCCTGGTACGCCTGCTTGTGAATACACCTTTCGACACTTCTGCTTACGCATAAGCATCACCAAAAGGTATAAGAGGGGCTCTTTTGAGCCCCTTTTTTGTATCAATCAATCAAACCCAAACGCTTCTTTTCCTGCACCTCAAACAACTCTTCTGTATGAATGGAAGACTTGTACGACTGTGTAGCCAACTGATTAACCAAAACGTAGCTAACATTAAGAGCATCAGCCGCCTCCTGGTAGTTCATTCCTTCCGCAACTTTCTTCTGAATTTGCGGCATCACATCCGCCCACTTCCGAGGACTGGAACCAAAAGGAGAACACACAGATGCAGCCTCCAATTCAACACTTTCGGACAGTTTTTTAGTGGCCATGAAAATTGCAAGATTCTACATTACAGATGGTACAGCAACTTGGACGGTAGATGCACCATGGTCCCAACGCCACGATATTGACGCTGGAATTGCGATGGACGGCCACACTATCTATCACGTATCCTTCCCCCACGTCCAAGACGGCACCACCCGCGCACAAAAGAAAAACTTACCGCTCAAAGCAGCCCGCTACCTGCAATACATCGCCTAAACTGGAACATAAACAGCCGCCGCCATGCCAACGCTGATTGCTACGTTGGGGGGATCAACCTCAAACTCATACATTACAGTAGCAACAGCGACTACATATTTTGGCGACCGTCTAGGCAACGCAAGTTGGACAGCAGCCAGCGCTGACGACAAAGCCGCCGCCCTAATCACAGCAACAAGCTGGCTGGAGAGCCTGGAATACTACGGCAACCGCGCCAGCACCACGCAAGCCTTGAAGTGGCCGCGCACCGACGTAAGTTGCGACGGTGTTGAAGCAGACGAAACCTACATTCCCGCCGACATTCAAGCCGCCACTGCCGAAACCGCACAAGCCCTTATCACCACCCCCACGCTCATGCGTGGCTCAACCACCGGCCCCGGCGTTTACGACAAGGTGGAGCTCGGAGATCTAAAAGTGGAATACCGCAGCTCGGACGCCGTATCTTCCGTAGACAGCATCATCGACGTTCTCCCCTGGCTCAAAAGCTACCTGCGCTGCTGGGTTCGTAACGCATCCAACGTCCGCCAAATCCCTACCTATAGAAACTAATGTCTGCTGTAGACGACACGTTTGGTCCTATTCCAAGTCCTTTGATTGACAAGTGGGGGATTCCTATCACCTACATAAAAGCTGGCACCGATAGCTACAACACCACAACTGGTGTAGTAACCGTAACCGACGTAAACGTAACCCTTAACGCAATCATTGCAGTAGTCAACAAAAAAGAAAACGAAGGCTTGTATCAAACCGGCGATCTCAAAATATACATCGCCGCATCCTCCTTACCTTCTCACCAGCCTTCAATCCGTGACCGCATCCAATACCTCGAAAATGGTGTAAGCCGCGAAGCCCGTCTAATCGACATCAAAACCTATCGTGGTACATCTCCAGTATT